TTAAGCCCGTCGACAAGACGTTATAGTCATTTTCCTTTGACACAAAATAAGTAACAAATTAATAAATAAATAAATAAATAAATTCAAATAATGCCAAGAGAGGCTGCAGTGGCTGCGGGGACGATTAGTTCGGGGACCAAGAAAATTCCTAAGCCGAGTGCGACTGCGGTGGTGGTGGCGGCTAGAGCTCCAAGACCAACACTAATAGGGTTAAAGTGGTGCTCAGCAAAGAAATTATCTTTTGGTGGTGGCTACGCGCGGCCGTTCAGTATGCCTGGGACGGCAGTGCCATTATCACTAATGGCTTTCTGTACAGCATTAATGACAGATGGGTTAGCTGGAGGGCCGTTCGTAGTCAGGGGATAGTAAGGAGAGCCGCTTGATGGTACGTATTCAACGCAAACGCAACTCTCGATGCTGAAACTCGCGTCAGCATTCACAGACTCAAGAATAGCGAGCTGTGAAACCCAATCATTGTCATAAGCCAAAACGCAAGGCTGATTGACAGTGTTGGATGGGTAAAAGTGAGCTAAAGTGGCCAAAGTTGTGGAGGTGGAGTTGGGATACCAAGCAACAACAGGTGGTATGTTCCTGACAGCAGCAGACTCAAATTTGCCTGTTTTATGTGCAAGGCGGATGGTCATGCCCTGTTCAGGACGGCAGCTAACACTATTGGGTCCGATGGCCTGAGGATTGGCAGATGGGCCGTCAATGTACAAGATCTCAGTACCGAGTGGTGCGTAGGCGACAATAGCACCTGTGTCATCGTAAAGACGAGCGCAGACACCGTTGCCGGTGGGCGCTGTAGCATTAGCAGAAGTGGCTGAAATCGTGCCATTCGGGGTAAGATTCCAGTCGCTCTGAGCGGAGCGGATGACACCGGCGCAATTATTGACCGGGCCAGTGTAGCGAATGGCGTGCGTCTGAGAGACAATACGCATTGACGTAGCATTATACACGTCAACAGCATTGGACACACTACCAGGTCGGGATTGAGATATTGGAATTGCGGTATAGGCGGAAGATATTCCGAGACCGGCTCCATTGTAGCCGGCCACAATGGACACGGCATTGCCATTCACACGAGTCGTGCCAGCTCCTCCAATTAATGAAACGCAGGATGGCATCCAGGGATTAAACTGCAAGGTAGCGGTGGTCACGGCGGTGAATGTGATTCGATCAATAGCGTAAAGGCAAACCCGAATGGCTTTGTTGGAACTGCCATCAGGAATACCTGGAATGCTACGCGGCACGCAGCAAGTAAGGCGTGCCATAGCGTAAGAGCTTGTGAGGTTGTTGGACACTCTCATTCGTGATGTCTGTTTAGCAATGACGAGATAATTGAATCATTGGAACGGACGCTGTTGTTAGAGCGGCCGCTAGACGAGCACGGCTGTTGTTTGCTATTGAGCGAACTATTATTATTAGGCCGCTTGCGATTAGCGCGACGGCGAGGATTAGAAGCCACGGCAGATTTCTTGCCATTAGGATTAACACGTTGCATAATAATAATATGTATATATAGGTGTATATTTAGTTTCGTAAACTACCGCGTGATAAGCCACGGTAGCATTATTTCTTTAGATTTATTAATTTTCCCGAAGCAGCACGAGGTGTAATATGCTGTTTGGGCTTCGCCTTGCTAGACACCAGTTTCGTCACTGGATTTCTAGCTTGTGGTTTGGGTACATGATGACTGAAAGTGCAACTATCACCGAATTTGCAAGGTAGGTTCTTGGCAACAAATCGGCATAGTCCAAGTTTCAGTTTGGCTTTTTCGACTACCATTTCAGGTATGGTCTTTCGTGGTTGCGCGCGCAGCAACTCACGTCCAACAATGGCATCAATGACGACCTTCATCTCAGTTTGTATGAGGTCAGTAATGAACAAGTCTTCCAGAGAATTCGCACTCTTAAAGACTCGTTCAATACGTGTGACATCAGATGGGCTGATGCCAAGGTTGTCACAAGCGATTGCGACGGCGTAGTCTTTGTCAGTTGGGGGGACAAACTGGACGCCTTTGTCGTACTTCGCCCAATATGACTGATCCACAATAGTGGAGGCATATTGTCGATGCGAAGTAACTGGATATAGACCAAGTGCTCTTGGCACTAGTCGTTCGACGGCTTGGGCCCATGCTGATATTACGGGCGTATTTGGATCAGTGCATAAAAGGCCGGTGGCTTTGCGATGTAATACCAGAGCGGCGGGCACGATCGAGGGAGTAGAAGTCAAATGCAACTTGCGGAATTGTCGCAAAATGTCACAAATGCTCTCTCGAGTTGTCCAAGGGTCGAGATAAATTCTCCCGAGGAATGGTACGGGATTGCCCTGATCAATAGCTTCGGCTTTAAATGACATGCCGAATTTTGCTACTGTGCGCATAAGGGTGTTAGGTGGTAAATCGAAGGTGACACCGTCGTCACCTCCGTACACACCAAGCGAGTCATAGGCCTCAATGGGGCCATAATGATGTCGCAATGCGCAATAATTTAGAAACGCATTAATGATGGAGCCCAAAACGCTGGTTATGACAGAGCCAGATAAAATGGTGGCTCCAGTCTGATACCTAACACCGTTTGCGGTGATAGCGTTTATGTTGCGCTCTTTATTCTCCAAACGTCTGACCATCTCGTGGTAGGTGTCTGGGTAAGCACGCAGCAAACAAGCGAGAAATAGGTCGCGTAAGAGTGCTCGAACTGAGCCATCTAATTTGTCTGCATCCGTTGGAACGGCATATTTGGCACCTTGTGCCTTGGCGTGCAATAAAGTGCTTATTTGTCGCGGGGTCTTTCCAAACGCGTACCAGTGACTGGTCTTCAGTATTGCATCCATAAATGGATACATGAACTGACCAAGGGAAAAATTGTGGTCCATTGGTAACGTGGATATATTGCGAGGATGTACCACTTTAGGGTACGCCTCGGCTTTCTGGAAAGATCTCACTTTTGGGTCTTCCATAAGCATGGTGGTCTTGATAGCTTCTAATGCGGCCTTTTGTGTGGGGCGATTAAATTTAAGTGCCATCTCATCATGACTTAATGGGGCTAAACTGCCGACAGAATTTTCGGGAACTAAGAACTTTACAAATTCTTGGAAGAATGTGTAATAAATTGGTGGTAATTTGGGTTCTTTATTTCTTGGTTCGTCGATTCGACCAGCAATGCAGGCTTTGTCATTGTTAAATGATTTGGCTGGTGAGAACGTGTTACCGCAGTAACCCGGCCATAAAGCCCGCATTGATGTTTTGCCGTCTTCTGTCACAAATGGTCCAGTGGCCTGATACGAATGTTGATCGACACAGGGTGTGATGATGACTGGAGCCAAGCCAAACATTTGTGGTGCGCGTTTGTAAGCATCATAAAATAATGCAGCAGAGTCAAGGGGACATGGTACTTTGGCGTGGTTAAACACACGCTCGACCTGCCCAAGATTGGGCTCCTTGCATTCTGCAGTTCTAATAAACGCAGTGGAGAAAGTGCTACTGGTGACAGTGCACGATTGGAATTCTCCATGTTTGGCTATGCTATAATAGCATTTTGTTACATCTTCATCCATGTCGGTATAGCGAGTGAATGAGATGTTGGCGTGGTTGAATTTACGTCGGCTTAGGCGCTTACCCGGTAGCCAGCGTGCAAAAGGGCCATACACAGTTCTGATCGGATTGAGGAAAATTATCCTTCGATCAGTTGAGATTTTAATCTGTTCTACTAAGTAAAATACTGAATAGAACAAATGATCGACAACCAAATGATCGGTGTCGAAATCCCAAATTGGGTGGCGGTACCTAGCTCCACCGTTGATTATTGTTTCAACAGTGTCGTCAGAGTGTGAACAATATACGCCATTTGTAGTGGCACCAGCTGGTGCCAAAGGTACAAATGTGTACATCAGGACAGGTAAGCCACGCAACTCTCTACCAAGGTCGACATAGTAATCTACGTCAGTCATGGTAAGGATATTGGCGGCATCTGGCGAGGTGAAGCTGGGCTCCATCTGCAAATCTTTGATGGTGTGGTAATATCTCGATCCGCTAGCAGCATGAACACGCTGGGTGCGGCTCATGGATACGGAAAAAGGTATTCTACCTACACAAACAGAGAAATGATCCATAAATGTGTTGGCCTTACAACGCAATGTGGCAGCTTGTGGATGACTATGATTCCTAGGGTTGGAGTGGTTCATGTCAAGTAGACAAGTTTCGTCCTTGAACCTTTGGCGCATGTCCATCATGATGGGTGATGAGCATTTGTTAATAATTAAGGTTTCAAGTGGTATGCGAATGCGAGTTGTAAAGAAGTAAGTGATGTCTTCCTTAAAATATTGGAAGGTGACATCGCCTACAAAAGCAACCAATGCAATCCAGGCCAATCTTTTGGTCCTGGGTGTGCAAAATTTAGCAACAACATTCCTAATGTTGAGTTCTAGCGGCGGTGCTAGACGACCTAACCCTGTTAGGTTCTTTAATAAATCTAAAGATTTTACGTTACATTCCAAAATATTCTCAGCGAGCATTTCAATAACGGTATAAT